GCAGACATTGGGAGTAATTGGATTACTCTCGACGATTGTTTAAAGAGTGTAGAAATTTGCAACGAATCAAATATTGATATCGTCAAGTTTCAGTATTTTACTCATGAGAAGTTGTATGGCTTCCCAGGCGAAATGAAGGGGGAGCTACCGAAGGAATGGATACCTCAAATAGCCGAACATGCTAAGGGACTAGGCGTAGAGTTTATGTGTTCGGTGTTTGATCCCGATGATGTTGAGTTCTTGGATCAGTATGTCTTCATGCATAAGATTGCTAGCTCGGAGAATAACTATCAGGATTTAATTAAAGCAGTTGAAGAATGCAACAGGCCCTACTTAGTAAGCATGGGATGTAGAACAAATATAGAATTTAGCTATTTATCGCATACAATGGCATGTATTGCAGAATATCCTACTGGCACTTATCCTATTGAGCAATTGACTACATTAGCCAACAAAATAAATGGTATAAATAATACTCCATATTTTGGCCTATCAGACCATAACCCAAGCGAGTATGGCTATGAGTTAGCGCATAGGTTTGGTTGCTCATTCTACGAGTTCCATTTCAATCCTTTAAAAATAGAGGGCCCGGATACTCTGCATTCAAGGACTACGTTTGAGAAGAAGGAAATAAAGCCTCATGAAGTAAAGTATGGTCGCATTCCTTTCAGACCTAAGCCCAAGGTTGATTGATGCATAAGTTTGTTCCCCATAGTGCAAAGCAAGCTACAGTACTTTTTTCAAAAAAGAGAATGGTAATACTTGGCTGTGGGATTCAATTTGGAAAGACTATATCGGGGGTAGTCTGGCTCAAAATGCTGATGCATCAATTTATCGGTGCATCGGATAACTTTCTTGTTACCTCTCCTAGCTATAAGATTCTAGAACAATCAACACTACCTCCATTCATGCAGCTAAACGGCGCTTGTGGTCGATTAGATCGTAAGAATATGTGTTTTCATATTCATAACGGCGGCAAGGTTTGGTTTAGAACAGGGCAAAATCCTGATAGTGTCGTTGGTATCACTAACGTAAGAGCTGTCCTATGTGATGAAGCTGGTCTTTATTCACGTTATTTTTGGGATAATATCCAAGCAAGGGCATCATTTAAAGAGGCTCCTATCAGGATTGTGACTTCTCCTTATTCCCTCAATTGGCTTTATATCGATTTCATTAGGCCATATCAAAAGGACGATGAATATATCTGCAACCTGATTGATCTAGTCCAAGCCAACTCAGCAGAGAACCCTTACTTTCCTGAGCGTGAGTATGAGGACCGAAGGCGTACTATGGACCCACGCCGTTTTAACATGATATACGGAGGGGCGTTTTCAAAAGCAGAGGGTTTAGTATATGATTGTTTTGATCAGGACATAAACCAGATAGATAAAATGGTGTTGCCGCCCGGCACTAAAGTTGTAGCCGGTGTCGATTGGGGTTATCGAGATCCCTTTGTCATAATTGTAAGGGCAATCACTACCGAGGGCATGCATTACGAGATAGGCGAATTCTTTAAACCTCAGCTAACAGTTGATCAGATGATTGACGCAGCTAGTCGCTTCAAAGATCTATTCTGCATTCAAAGATTCTACTGCGATCCCTCCAGACCTGAGTATATTTCTCTTTTCAACCAGAATGGGCTCCGAGCATTAGCGGCTGACAATGAAATCCGGCTTGGCATCGATCGGCATTATGAGCTAATTAATTCTGGGATGTATTCTGTATTCAGGAAAACGTGTCCCCACTTGTTGGACGAGTATGAGCAATATCACTATCCAGAGTTGAAGGAAACGAAGGTCGATCAAGTGCAAAAGACCGAGTTGCCTGTGGACAACTCCAATCACACGCAAGATTGTGTTCGATATCTAACCATGGCAACGTATAAGCCGAAGGGTAAAAAACGCAATCGTGTAGTTGTTCATTCAGATAATTATAGTAAAAAGAAAGAAATTTCGCCATACTACGACAATGAATTGGAGAAGTTGAAACGAAGGAGACGTAGAAACTATGCCGACGTACCCCTATAAATGCTCCTGCGATCATGAATTTGATATAATCGCTAGAATGGCCGAAGTGAATAAGTTGGTTGTTGCATGTCCGAATTGTGCTAAACTACTCGATAGGGATTATAAGCAATTTATTGCAGTTAATTTTACGAATACAAAAGTTGAGGACATTGAAATGTGTCCTGCTTTAGGATGTTTGGTAAAAAACCAAAAACATCGTGAAGAAATAGCAAAATCTCGTGGCCTAGAACCTATAGGCAACGAATCAATTGACACCGTCAATCAATTCTTTGATCAAAAAAAAGCTGACATTGAAAAAAAACAAGCGTCGGAACTTAAGCATGAGATTTTAGGTTCCCTTCAATAAGGGCTTAATATGAGTGAAGAATTGAGTGAGGCGTTCGCAAGTACGTCTTCTAATCATGTTGAAGAACCCAGTATTTCAGATAAAGAACAGGCCGAAGTCAAAAGACTTATGGATCTATTCTATATATTTAAGAGATACCGGTGTCGTTACGATAAAAAGTTTATGGACTATTATAAATTGGTCCGAGGGATCCAATGGGATAGCAAGCGTCCTAGTTGGAAAAACTCTGAGGTGATTAACCTAGTCTGGAAAACAATTCAAAGCCAGATACCTCTACAGACTGATGTTAGGCCGAAATTCAGCTTCTTACCTACCGATCCAACAGATTTGGAATTTGCACAAATACTTGATGAAGTAGCTGACTCAGATTTTGAGCGCTATAATTGGCTCCGAACAGTTTTCGAGGTCATATTTGACGGCTGGGTGTATGGTACTGGGATAGCTTCAGTCGGCTACGATCAGAGCAAAGACTATGGTGGTGGCGGTGCTACTTTTAGGTCTGAAGACCCTCTTTATTGCTACCCCCACCCCGACGCTAATACAATCAATGACGAAGAATCTCAAACTTTCATATATGCAAAGCCTGAAGCTACTGACAAGCTAAAGCACGAGTTCCCTGAGAAAGCTAAATTTATTCGCAAGGATATTACCGATAAAGTCAAGAAGGAAAAAACTGAGACTGCGACAGGCAACTCTGATGGTTATTTCAATTCAGATTTAAATCTACCTAGGGGCGGTAGTCAAACTTCAGGCGAAACATTGGACGATGTACCAAGAACCATGGTCTTTCGATTCTATATGATCCCGAAGGAAGTTGAGGAGACTGAAGAAACCGAACGGAATGAAGAAACCGGTGAGGAGAAAACAACCTTCACAGTTTCAAGAAAACATCCGAAGGGCCGATATGTTGTGATTGCAAATAAAATGATTTTGCATGATGGCCCACTTGAGCATGATGATATGAAAATTCCTTATGCCAAATATAATAACTATATACTGCCGAGGGAATTCTGGGGCGTTTCTGAATGTGAGCAACTTGCTAGCCCTCAAGCTATATATAATAAGATACTTTGTTTCTCTCTCGATGCCCTAGCGATGACCGGGAATCCAATTTGGATTGTGGACACTAATTCTGAGGTCGATCCCGAAAATCTAAATAATATACCGGGATCAGTAGTTGAGAAAAATCCTGGCACTGAAGTAAGGCGAGAAATGGGCGTCGGTATTACGCCCAGCGCTTTTACTATGCTTAATGTCCTGAATGAGCAATTTCAAGCTGTAGCCGGTACTAGCGAATTCTCGGAAGGTAGAGCAACGGGCGGCGTTACTGCAGCTAGTGCAATCGAACAATTAATGAGTGCTAGTAAAACTAGGATTAGACAAAAGCAAAGAAACCTCGATGAATTTATGAAAGAAGCTGGGCAGCTTTATCAGAATCGAGTGTTTCAATATTATACAGTGCCTAAGATTTTCAGAATTACAAATAAAGACGGATCAAGAGCATACCGCAAGTTTAGAGTCGAAGAAGAAGGCGGCGAAAAGGTTGCAATTTTCTCTGATTTTGATGGCGATGAATAAAAAGGATTCAACGAATTGCCGGAGAGAAAGCTGATTCTTAAAGGCCGTTTTGATGTGAGGGTTACTACAGGTAGTGAGCTACCTTTTGATATCTCAGATAATGAACGCAAAGCATTAGCTTTATATGATCGTCAAATAATCGATGAAGAAGAAGTGTTAACAAGAATCGACTATCCGAATAGTGACAAGGTTTTGCAGAGATTAGAAGAAAGAAGAAAGGCTGAAGCTGAAGCGGCGGCCCAACAACAAACTCAAGGGGGACAAGGTGGCTAACGGAGAAATGGGGCAAGAACAAGCACAAGGGGGCGGCGGTGGCGCAGCTGAAGCGGTACAGGGCGTTATTCAGGCGGCTCAAGTTATCATGCAAGGCGTGGCTGAAGCGCCTGGCATTCCCGACGAGGCCAAGCAGGCGCTCGCACAAGCGACCGAGCAATATGTGGGAATTCTACAGCAAATAACAGGCGGTGGTGCACCTCAAGAGCAAGCGCCACAACAAGTTGATTCCGTGCCAGGCGGCAGACCACTAACACCAGCAGGAGTATAATAAGTAATGTTTGAACTTTCAGAAAACGATATCCCTGCAGATTCTACCCTTCCAGTCGAAGGCCAATCTGCAGCAGTTATTCCTTCTAATAATGAATCTGTTGTTGAGCCGGCTAAGATGTTTGAATATCAGGCAAGCGGCAAAACAGTCAGTGAAGACTTAGACACAATCTTGAAACGTGCATCACAAGGTTACAACTATGCCCAGCATGTAGCTGAGCATAAAACCAATGTAGATGCATTCACTCAAGAGAAAGAACAACATTTAGCGAAGTTTGGAATGTGGAAGCAATACGACGAGTATGCGATCCAAAATCCTGAATGGGCAAATTATGTTAAGTCGCAGTGGGAATCAAGAGAAAGTTTTGGTCAAACCCCTGTTGTAGAGGGTCACCAAGATCAATCAATTCATCCCGAAGTTAAAAGTTTTATGGATGAATATCGACAAAACCAAAGCTTGCAAAGAGAGCAAGCAGAGGATTCTGCGCTTAACGACCAGATCAAATCAGTTCAAGAGCAATTCCCCGAATTCGATTTATCGTTTTCAAATCCTGAAACGGGTAAAACTGTTGAGATGCAAGTTATAGAGCATGCTAAAGCACATGGCATAAACTCTTTTAAGGCGGCTTTTAAGGATTTGATGTTTGACGAGATCGTTAACAAACGAGTGACTGCTTCAAAAGAGGCAGCTGCGAAGGAATTAGCTGAAAGAACCAAACAAGGATTCATATCTACGTCAGATACATCTTTGTCAGGTCTGGGATTGCCACAAAAAGCAAATAGTGGCTCTTTGCATGACGTTGTTTTAAACGGCGCTGCGGAGCTAGGTATTCCATTATAAAATATGAAAGGGCTATGAAATGGCTTTATCGATAGCGCAGTTAGATGCAATCACACAAAATAAAATCATACCGAAAATGTATGACAATATATTTGATAGCACACCATTGCTTTCTAAACTCATGTCTAGTGGGTCTTATAAAAGTCAAAATGGTGGCACTCAAATCGAGATACCTTTAAGCTATGCTAAGGGTACAGGCGGCTGGTACCAAGGCGCTGATACGTTATCTACAGATGATGTGGAACAAATTACAAATAGTTTGTATTCTTGGCGCTCACTTTATGCCGCTATCACAATTCTTGGTGAAGACGAGCTAAAGAACAGTGGTAACATGGCAATTCTAAGCCTTTTAGCCGCTAAAGCTGAAATTGCTAAGAAGACCTTGAAAGATGATTTGGCAACAGGATTGTACTCCGATGGCACGACAGCCAAGTCAATCGTTGGCCTTCGTGATATCGTCGCAGTTGATCAGACCGTAGGCGGCATCAGTCAATCAGATAATAGTTGGTGGCAAGCCCAGGTCGATTCGACTACTACAACTTTAACAATCTCAGCCATGAACTCTTTGTATCAGGATTGTGATCTAGGTGGCGAACAGCCTAACCTAGGAATTGCTACAAAAGCGAATTATAACCGCTACTATAACTTGCTTCAGCCTCAACAAAGATTTTCTGATTCAAGCGCTGGCGTTGCAAAAGGTGGGTTTCAATCTCTGATGTTTAACGGAATTCCGCTATTATCAGATGTGTATGCTCCTGCGAATCACTTGTTCTTTTTGAACTTAGATCACTTACACCTATTTTATCATCCTGAGAGAAACATCTCTGCTACGCCTTGGATCAATCCAACGGATCAGGAATTAAAAACTTCTAGGATACTGTGGATGGGCTCTTTGGGTTCTTCAAACAACAGAATGCATGGCAAGCTAAGTGCATTAACATCTTAAGAATTAAGGAAGGAGAAAAATATGTCTTTAAATTCAGGATTACCAGTAAAGTTTTACGGTGTGTCTCATGTCACCGCATCTTTAACATCTCGGCATGCTCAGCTGGGAATGGAAACTTTTGACGAAGACGGCAACAAATACGTCTGGGCTTATAACGCTGGCAACAGTGAAATAGGCCCCGGATTAGGTTGTGTTTTGCAGTTAGGCGTTTCAACTGCTTACTCAATGACTCTAAGCGCTGTAACCAGTGCTGACTTAGTAGTTGGAGTTGTTAAGCATGCATCCATACCGACGGGAAACTACGGTTTCTTACTCACAAGAGGCGTTGGTGTAGCTGAAATGGGAGCAACATCGGGAAGCGTTGCATCTAGAGGGCTACTTGAAATTGGTGCTAATGGTGTGTTTGTTCCAGTATCCAACACAACCGGCAATAAAGCGCCTGCAGTAGGCCAAGCATTAGAGGCGATAGTTTCTAGTGCAAGTGGTTCAGCATTCTTTAGCGTTTATTAAAGAGCGAAGGGGCTTCGGCCTTGGACGGGAGGGCTTCGGCCCTCTTTTTACAACCTTTTATGGGATTATTCTTTTATGAGTAGAGTAGATGAAATTTTATTGAACTTTCAGCCTTACATCATGCAGCCTCCTATCAGTCCTGAAGCGGCTCATAAGCAGGCGGCTAAAGCTGATGAAGCTACCATTAGCCATTGGCGTGATACATGGTTAAGAAATATCAAAGCAAATAAAGAAACGTTTGGCTCTTTTGCTGAAAAAAGCGTTGGCAAATTATTTGAATCGGCGGCAGGGCAACCTGCAATTGTAGCCGGATCAGGGCCAAGTCTTAAGCATTCTATTAGAAGGCTTAAAGCTAGGCCAAAATGCATGAAGTTAATAAGCTGCCTTCACAACTTTCATTATATGGAAGCTAACGAGGCCAATGTTGACTATTATGTTACTCTAGATGCAGGCCCATTAACTATTAAAGAAGTATCAGAGGGATCAGGCAAAACAGAAGAAGAATGCTTTGCTATGAGCGAAGGTAAAACTCTGATTGCATATATTGGTACACAGCCTGAACTGCTAAGAAAGTGGAAAGGTGATATATTCTTTTATAATGCTTCTATACCAAGCGAAGAATTAAACAAAGAGATAGCACAGATTGAGCCCTTCCACGTATTCATTGAGAGTGGGGGAAGCGTCCTCGGTACTTGCTTATTTTTCTCTAAGGGATTTTTAGGTTGCCAAGTCACTACCTTTGTGGGCGCTGATTTTAGCTTTTCAAATACTGCTAAGACACAATTTCACCCATGGGAATCTGACTACGATAAAGATATAGGCCGATGCATTCATGTCGTAGATGTATTCGGCAATAGGTGTCAGACCTGGGCTTCATACTATAATTTTAAATTGTGGACAGAGGTCGTGGCTCAAAGAGTTCCTGGTATATATATAAATGCAAGCGAGGGGGGTATACTGGGGGCGCACAGAGATGGCAATTTAATTCATATAAAGCAAATGTGGTTGGATGATGTTTATAAGATGTTCGGCCTAAGCAAGCATAAAGAATCTCAGGCTTTTAACCCTGAAATTTGTGATAATAAAGTTTTAATTTAAGGAAATTAACATGGCTTATACAACTAGTTTCACGATGAAAACAGTTTTTGGAAATGAAAGAGTGCATGGCTATAAAATCACTGCTGATAGCGCTACAGATACGATTGACACCGGCCTCGATGTTATCGATCATTTCTCAGCGCATCAAAATGTTACCTCGACTAACGTTTCTGTTTTGCCTAACGTTTTAAGTGCTGGAACTGCAAGCCCAGGTACACTTGCAATTACAGGGGCAACCAGTGGCGATGTCTTCTTTGTAACAGTTTTTGGGAGGTAAAATTATGTCTACAATCGGACCGGTTAAAGCGTTTTCAGCTAGCATTGCTACAGCAACCACTTACACTAGTGCGATTGATTTAGGCGGTGCATATGGAAAAGTAGGGCTTTCAATTCCTTCTATAGCGAGTGGTAATGTAAGAGTTCAGGTTTCTGACAAAATCGATGGTACATTTAAGCCATTATTTTTAGAACCTGTTGCAGGTACAACTACCCCAGTTATTTTAGACATTGTGAGCACTGTCTGTAATTGTGTGGTTCCTATCAATGTCCCGGCGCAGTTTATGAAGGTTGAAATGTCAACAATAACCTCAGATAGCTCGTCGGTTTTTCAAGTTTTATGCTCATCCAATTAAAGGATTATTGTTTATGAATGTTAAAGTATGGAATAAAAATGATCATGGTTTTAAGGAGACCTTTAAAGGCGATCTAATAGAGATCAAGGCCCATGATTATGTTGAAATGGATTATGAAGAAGCTGTTATATTTTTAGGCAAGGCTACGCCGATCATTAAGATGAAAAGTGGTCTTCAAGACCCCAGGTCTTTTAAGAGGCTTTGGATTTCAGATGAAGACAAAGCAGCTGCAAGAGATGTAATGGGCGGTGGCGATTCAAGTGGTGAAAGCGAGAAAGTTTTTGCATGTCATGCTTGTAGCAAAGAATTTAGAACTAAAAATGGTCTTTTGAAGCACACAAAAGATAAGCACATTAGCCAAATGGAAAAAGATGCGGCTGACGAGCTTCTTGATAATGAGGATTTAGACTAATGATTAAAGTCAAGGGCCGGTGGTTTGTAAGTCTGTATGGGCCGGATGGCACTGAAAAACAAAATATTGAGGGCGACAATGTTATAACTCAAAATGGATTATCGGGCCTTGTATCTCATTTAGTTGAGGCTACTGTTGCAGCAACTACATTCACTTTTCAGTACATCGGAATAGGTGCCGCAAGTGGCGCAGCTTCCAGTACTGATTCTGTTTTAGGCGCTGAGCTAGCGAGAACAACAGGGACAGTGAGCCAAATAGCAGGTGGAATTTATCGAGTAACTGCTACGTTTCCCTCTGGGGGCGCCGGCTCAGTTTCAGAGTATGCATTGTTTGATTCAAGTGCAGCTGGGACGATGTTTTCTAGAGATGTTGAAAGCGTAGTTAATAAGCTGGCAGATGATACTTTAACTGTTCAGACAGAGGTAACATTTAGCTGATGGCTGATTTTAGCACCAACATAAGCAATGCGATCACTGTGTCAGGCTTAGGTGAGACATATAAATGGGGCAGCTTGGTTTGGGGCGAGGGCGAATGGCTAGGGCCAAAGTCTTTAGTTTTAGAATCTACGTTTTATAGATTGATAGCAGAGTCATTAGGTGTTGCCGATGCGGTAACTTTAACAGCTACATTTTCCAGACTAATATCTGAGAACGTAGGCTTAAGTGACTCAGTAGAAAAAACATTGCTCAAACTTATTAGCAATGGAATAGCAGGCTCAACAGATAGGAGCGTTTCACTCAAGAGGGGTATTTGGAATATACTATTCCCAGGCGAAACTATCGATGCAACCGAAAGGTCAATTCCTGATTATGACGAAACGTCAACACCTACTACAGTCTGGACTAGCACGGCTGTTAGTGCAACTTCGTGGACAGAATTATGACACTTTCGGTTTCAGATATTCAGACCAGGGCAAGAGAGAGATATAACGCAGTAGGTGATACATTTTTCTCGGATCAGATGCTGAGAGACTTGATTTATGATGGTCAAGCAATCCTAGCTAAGGAAGGCTGGGTTATTGAGAAGACTTTTACCACTAGCTCGGTTGTCGGTACGAGAGAATATGCTTACCCCATAACCACGTTGGCAATCAAAGAAATAAGATACGACTATGTCAAAATACAAAATACAAAATTAAGAGATGATCCAAAGACTAATTCAACCGATCCGACCGGTAAGCCTGCAGCTTATGCCTTATGGGATGATACAATTGTACTATATCCTACTCCTGATACAGCAGGCGAAACCATTCAAATAAGGGCTTATGCTCACCCAGCTGACATAACTGAAAACACTTCAGCTATCGAAGTTCCTGAAGAATATAAAGAAGACTTGATTAGTTTTGTTTTGATGTGGATGGCATCTAAAGATCAGAATCTAAACCTATACAACAAATATCAAGAGCAATGGGAAATGGCTGTCACTAGAGCTAAAAAACAGCGCAGAAAACGATTAAGAGGCGATAGGCCAACAAGGGTTACAGAGTCATACTTCGGCACTGATCCAAGTACTCATAGAAATAACGATTTATATAGTAGGTCTTTTTATGGCTAGATCACCATTCCAGCAGATTTTTCCTACAAAAGGCAGGATAAATCTCGACGGTGGATTAAATAATAAATACGATCGATCAGAGATATCAGATAATGAATCTCCTGATTGTTTAAACGTTATATATCAAGGTGGCTCAGTAGAGACTAGGGGCGGTACAACTCAACTTAATACGGCATCGGTCGGAACTTTTGCTTGTGATGGCTTGTTTACTCGACACGATAATCAGGGCGCTGAAAGCATGGTGGCTTGGTATGGCGGCACTCTTTATCAACTGTCAGGTACTAGCTTATCAACTGTTGGAAGTGGTCAAAGCATTTTTACAGCTGGTCAAAGAGTCGGCGGCGCTGAGTATGAGAATTATCTGTTTATGGGCAACGGCGGCTCAATCCCGATGAAATATAAGAATGATGAATTAACTAGGCATGGTGTTTACCCTCCTGAAAGCACTATGACAGTGGGGACCGCACCAACTGGAAGCGTTATTACAGGCGACTATCAATATAAAGTTACCTACGTCAATTCGAATCTAGTCGAGAGTGATATAGGCGGCACTACCCCGACTTTTACAGCTGCAAGTGAGAATATACTACTGACAAGCATACCTGTTGCACCTCAATCTTTTGGTGTCGAGTCACGACGAATATATAGAACAGAGTCAGCAGGCGTGACATTTTACAGGCTTGCTACTCTAAGCGATAATACAACCACTACTTACGAAGACAATACATTATCAAGCGATCTATCGGGCATAACAGCGCCGAGTGATAACGGTGTACCTCCAAACTACCAGTCAATTTTATATCATTCAGGTAGAATGTTTTGTATTGATCCAAGCGATAACACAGTCAAGTACTCAGAGGTGGCCAATCCATATACTTTCAAAGCCCTGAGTTTTAGATATATCGGAGACAAAACAGGCGATATCCCATTAACCCTTCAGGTATACGATAACGCCGTAATAGTAGGATGCAAGCGCAGTCATTGGATGATCTACATGCCTGATGCCGATGATACCAATTGGGTTAATGTAAGAATTATTACTCAATATGGTTCAAAGTCTCCCTTTTGTAGTTTCAAATATAATAACAAGGTTATGTTCGCAGCCACAGAAGAAGCAGGTTCTAACTTTGTAGGATTCGCAGCAATAAGCGGTAATGCGGTCGAACCTGATGTAACTCTATTGACTAAATCTGCGTTGGGAAGTGATCTTAAATCAAACAAAATTGGCGATGAAGTTGCTGACTACAAGGATTCGCTTGCCCCAGGTTATGCGGCTATAGTGCACAAAAATAGAGCATATATAACCGGTGCTAAGACTACAGCGGCTACATACAACAACAGAATTCTATATTTTGATTTCTCAATCGAGAACGTTGCAAAGGCTAATGAATTCTCA